AATCAATTGATGGTCGGAAGATCATTCTTGATAGTCCTCACAAAGCACTGAACTATTTGCTTCAGTCAGGAGCCGGAGTTATTGCTAAGCGTTGGCTCGTTATCAATCAACAAAACATTAAACAACTAGGGCTGTGTGCATCACAGCTCGCATTTATACATGACGAATTACAGTTCGAGTGCGAACCGAGAGACGCAAAAGACTTGGGTTCATCCTTGGTACTTAGCGCAGCAGAAGCTGGAGAGTTCTACAAACTTCGAGTACCGATCGCAGCAGAAGCAAAAACCGGAGTCAACTGGGCGGAGGTACATTGAGCAGGACTGACGACAGTAGAACAGGTGACATTAGTGAATCTATAGTAGAAACAGGAGCTTGGCTAAGAGGTGCTGAAGTTTTTCCTAACAAAGGATGCACTGGTGCTACAGATATTATCTTAAAAATCAAAGGAATTTTGGTTGAGATCGATGTTAAAACCGAAACCCGTAAGAGCTGGAAAGGTAGAAATTGGTGGGGTATACCGAAATCCACTAAAGTTGAAGGTGTCTATATGGTAGTCGTTAATCCTGTTACACATAGAATAAGATGGCGTAAAAGCGGCAGAGGCAGAAGTCAAACAATTGATTGTCCACTAGGTTTGGAGGATTTCTGGGATTGAAACTACTGGTAGACGCAGACTTTATTGTCTATAAATCCTGCGCTGCCGCTGAAACAGAAATCAATTGGGGTGATGATGTCATCCTAGTAACCAGTAGGTTCAGTGCAGCGTACAACAATGTTCTAAAAGAACTAAATAGAATTAGAAATACATTTATGTGGGATGAGCCTGAGCTGATCCTATTCTTTAGTGACTCAAAGAATTTTAGGAAGAAAATTTTTACCGAATACAAAGGTCACCGAAATCGTAAGAAACCGTGTGGCTATCGAAGAGTTATTAAAGAACTAACTAATGAGTATGAAGTAATCAGGATGCCAGAGCTGGAAGCTGATGATGCCATGGGTATCTACGCTACTGATAACCCTGGCAACATTATTGTTAGTCCTGATAAAGACATGCGTCAGATTCCTGGTCGTCTTTATAACTTTGACGAGACAGTAATGATCACACCTGAGGAAGGTGCTAAGTGGCATCTTATTCAGACACTTGCTGGTGACCAGACAGATGGTTACAGCGGTGTCCCTGGCATTGGTGTGAAACGTGCAGTTGCTTTGTTTGATAACGACGGGTACAGCTGGGAGACAGTCGTCAAAGCATTTGCTGACAAGGATCTTGGTGAAGACGCTGCCTTAATGAACGCACGCTTAGCACGAATCCTTACCAGTAATGATTATGACTCAATCAATAGAACCGTTATTCCTTGGACCCCCAGCTCCTGTTACACAGTTGACGATGGAGCAGGAGTTCAAGATGAGGAGACTAGATGATCTCCTACCCAAAGCTGACAAAGAAGATCTAATCACTATCTTTGTTGCTTTACAACGACAGAACTTTGTCCTTTCAAATACTGTTAGTAACTTAGTAAAACAATGGCCAACCACCCTACCCACTACTGTCGCGGATCAATAGAAGTCTGGGACTTTATCCGCGATCAAGGTCTCAATTATCATCGAGGCAATGCTATTAAATATATTTGCCGTGCCGGTTTCAAAGGTACTGGAACCGAGATTGAAGACATTAAAAAAGCTATCCACTACCTTGAAGATGAACTACATGCATTGCAGAAAAATGAGCCTGAGCGACCAAGCTCAACAATTCCGTTCCGCGTACGGCGTCCAGAATGGGATGAAGAATCGCACGATGCAATTAAATTTGATCGCTGAAGAATATCAAGAGTTTCGCATGTCAATGCGTGAGGGATTTGCTTCTGAATTAAAGGAGCTAGCTGACCTTGTATATGTCTGTTTTCAATACGCCGAAAACATGGAATGGGATTTAGAGGAAGCTTTGGATCGTGTCCATGAATCAAACATGTCCAAGCTTGGACTAGATGGTAAGCCCATCCGCCGCTCAGACGGCAAGGTCTTGAAAGGACCTAAATACCAACCACCTAATTTGACTGATCTTGTTAATGGCTGAACTTATTTCTAGAACTGGACGTGTCCAATCTTGGATCGATGATCCAGATGGTCGTCTTCCCGTGTCGTGCACGGTATTTGTAGTTGAAGATTCAATGGAAGGTTCTGATGGGCTGGAAGCTAGCTGGAGGTTCGCCAGTCACGCCCTCAGAAATGGAGCAGGAGTTGCCATCCACCTCAGCAAACTCCGACCAAAAGGAGACGATAATGGCAAAGGGCTTGTTGCCTCTGGTCCTGTCTCGTTCGGGAAAATCTATTCTACTTTGAATGAGATTTTAAGACGGGGTGGGCGTTATAAAAATGGTGCAATTGTTTTACATCTTGATGCAAATTCTGCTGACATCGAAGAGTTTATTGATGCACCACGTGAACAACTACCTTGGGTTAAACGTTGTGTTGATATTACTCAAGAATGGTGGGATGAGCTGAAGGATGTTACACGTATCAAACTTATTGAAGGGATGAAGCGTGGCGATATTTGGCTAAACAAAGTTAAATACGACAAAGAAGGAGAACGTATCTATGGCAATGTCTGCCTTGAAGTTTACTTGCGATCACGCGGAACGTGCTTGTTGCAACATATCAATCTCGCAGCCTGTGAATTCGACACAATCAATACCGCTTTTGTTCAAGGTATGCAGGAATTGTGTCTACTCCACGCTCGAACTGGTGTCGACAATAGTGGAGAATACCTCTCACCTGAAACCGACAGACAAGTTGGACTCGGAATGCTCGGACTTGCCAACCTCCTACGAAGGTACGGTATAACCTACAAACAATTTGGTGATGGACTAGAGCAATATGTCAATGGTGAAGTGAAAGCATCACCTGCTTATGAGCTAGCTAAGTGCCTTGCTGAAGGCATTGATGCAGCTGCTGCTGTAGCTCGTGCCCATCGTATGGTCCGAGCTTTCGCTATCGCACCCACAGCGTCTTGTAGCTATCGCTCACAGGACTTGGATGGCTACACATCTACCCCTGAAATTGCACCACCTATTGCACGTACTGTTGACAGAGACAGTGGCACATTTGGTGTACAAACATATAACTACGGTGACGTAGAAATTGCCTCTGCAGTCGGATGGGAGGCATTCAAGAAAGTATCCGACAACATTATGATTTTGTTGGATAGGACTGGACTTCTTCACGGATACTCTCAGAACTGGTGGTCAGATATGGTCACCATGGATAATGGGTTTATTGAAGAGTGGCTGCAATCGCCCCAGACATCCCTTTACTACAGCCTACAAGTAATGGGCGACGTACAGGATAAGTCAAGCGCGTATGCAGCTTTGGATGAAACTGAGGTCAACGATTACTTGGAGGATCTTTTAAAAGAACCTGAATGTGATTGTCAAGAATGAACCCTTATCAGAAACTACTAAACAGAAAAAGAAAATGGACACCAGTACAGGTGAGTGCTGGTACATGCAAGGAAGGTGCGGAGGCGACGATACACCGTGCACTTGCCTTGAGACATATGGAACTACCTGTGGGAGATTTTATCCGTGATGCGTTGGCTACCGAAGTACCAGAGGCGGCGCGTAGCCTCCTTCAATCCAATATCACAGACGAAGAAAATCACGACGTCGCACTTGGTTACATTGCCAATGCTTACGGTGTTGATGAAAAGGCTGAGGCTGAAGCGCTTCGGCTACGTGAAGCTTGGATGGCACATCCTGATCACACGATTACCAAAGCGATGGTTGCCGAGCGTGCGATTTTCTTCGTTCTTCTACCATTCTTCCGCTTTACTGGTGACGCTGGAATGAGAACAACATCTGCAGATATAAGTAGAGATGAACAAATTCATGTTGCTACCAATAGTCTTGTTTGTCGGGAGCTGGGGCTTAATATCTCTCCTAGTCTTGATAAGCTCCGCTTGGCCACGATTAACTGGGTGATGCAACCATTAGGTCGTAGCTCAGATAAATATTTGGACAAACAATTTTGGCTTGACTCTAGTGATCGCTTGATGTACGAGGGTAAAGCACCACAACTTTCTGAAACTAAAGCAGGACGTATGCCTGCATTCTTTGAGCACAGTAATGTTAACCTCCCCCAATATGCTTGAAACAATGGGTATGGAACTCCGCGCCTTAAGTATGCAAATGGAAGAACAGTTTCCTAATATTACCCCCATGCCCGGAGATTCAATTGAAAAGATTATGTATAGATCTGGTCAGCGCTCTGTTGTGGAGTGGTTATTAAACCGTTTAGAAGGAGACGACTAACATGTCTAGAAAAATCCGCTACAACAAAATTAAATTAAATCCTAGGAAGCCCACTATTAAAGATTTAAACAGAGTCTTTAATAAGATCCTAGTCCCTTCGTATACTAAACAAAAATTCAAAATCGATCTTGGAGGAATACCAAGTAAGGAAAAATCAAAAACACCACCGGAGGTGCGTGAAAAGTATGAACAAATATTTGCTGCGGAGCATGGTCTTGATCCTCTAGTGGTAGCTAATCTTGATGAAGATAGATTAGGTATTCCTGAATCAGAAAAGATTCCCGGAAAAGACAAACCTGAGACAATTAAAGCGAGCAAGCAGATTATAAAACCATTGAAACTTGGTGTTGATAGAAGGGTGACTTTCACAACTGACAAAAACGAAGTGATTGTCTTTAATCCCAAGAAGATGTTCCTTAACCAGAACAAAAAATTTGAATCTATCACGGGAAAATATAAAGCTAAAAGAGTAGAGAAACGTACTGATATTCAGCCTTTAAATATAACTGCTTCACCAATTACTTTGACAATGCCCTCTGTTGGTGTTGCGCCCGATTCTGTACTGTAACTATGGCTAAAAACGATAAACCAAAACTTGGCATCCAAAAACGACTAACGAGATTTTTAAAAGATGACGACCTATCCACAAAGGATATTCGTAAACTTTATAGGAGTGCTACCAATAAAGGATTTACTGGTAGTTCAGGTAGGTTCGGTAAATTAGTATCTAAGAAGGGTTTAAGGATTAATAAGAAAGCTGGAGGGCTTGATCGTAGTTTTATTACCGACACAGTTGATTCCATTTTGGCCAAAAAGGACAAGGAAGTAGTCCCAGAAACTACACCTATTGATCCTACAATCGCTGAACTACCTGATATTGGAGGAAAATTAGATGATCTTATTTCTAGCATCAATGTTCCTAGCTCTAATACTGTTATCAATAAGTATGATAAAGATACATCTGATTTAGAAAATCGTCTTAAAGAAATGCAAAATGCTGCGAGTCAATTTGCTATGAATGATGCAAGCTTTGTCGGCGGTAAGAATGCTGCTGGTGTTAGGTTACGTCGGTCTAAAAAGTATAGAAGCGGCAACTTTGCACAAGGTACTCAACAATTAAATAGAAAGATGCTTTCACGTATTAAAGGAGTCAATATCTAATGAACGCTAGAGAACGGTATGATGTTCTTAGTAGTGATCGTTCTCAATTTCTAAACATAGCTGAACAAGCTTCTGAACTTACTTTACCTTATCTTATTCATCAAGATGAGACATATACTAAAAGTGCTAGAAGTCTTGTTACTCCATATCAAAGCGTAGGAGCCAAAGGTGTGGTTACTTTAGCAAGTAAATTAATGCTTGCTACTTTACCTCCACAAACTAGCTTCTTTAAACTACAAGTTGATGAGTCGATGCTAGGTAAGATTGCTGATCCATCAATGAAGTCAGAGCTTGACCTTTCATTTGCAAAAATTGAACGTACAATACTTGATGCTATTGCAGCATCAGATGATCGTGTCATTGTTCATCAAGCTCTAAAGCATCTAGTTGTTGCTGGTAATGCTCTTATCTTTATGGGTAAGGAGGGTTTAAAACTTTATCCTCTTAATAGATTTGTTGTAGACCGGGATGGAAGTGGTAATGTAATTGAAATTGTAACTAAAGAACGTCTCAGTAAAAAACTAATAGAAGAGACTTATGACATCAAACCTGAACAACCTAACGATGTACAAGGTTATTATGCAGGTGACGATGACGTAGATATTTATACTCATGTCAAAAGAGATAAGGGTAAGATGATTTGGCACCAAGAGGTGTACGACAAGCTTATTCCTGATACTCGTGGAAAGGCTCCACTTAACACTAACCCTTGGATACCTCTTAGGTTTGCGACAGTTGATGGTGAAGCGTATGGACGTGGAAGAGTAGAAGAGTTTATTGGAGACCTAAAAAGTTTAGAAGGTCTTTCTCAAGCTTTAGTAGAAGGATCTGCAGCTGCAGCTAAAGTTGTATTTACTGTGTCACCTTCTAGTACGACCAAAGCATCTACACTTGCTAAGGCAGGTAATGGTGCAATTATTCAAGGTCGTCCTGATGATATCGGTGTTGTACAAGTTGGTAAGGGTGCTGATTTTGCTACGGCATTTCAGATGATCCAAACTCTTGAGCGTCGATTGTCAGAAGCATTCTTAATTATGAATGTGAGAGATAGCGAACGTACTACCGCTGAAGAGGTACGGATGACTCAAATGGAACTAGAAGCACAACTCGGTGGTTTGTTTAGTCTTCTTACCATTGATTTCCTTGTTCCTTATTTAAATAGAAAACTATCTATCTATCAACAGACTGGAGAAATTCCAAAGATACCTAAAGGTATTGTCAAACCTACAATTGTTGCTGGTATCAATGCACTTGGACGTGGTCAAGATCGTGAAAGTCTAGGACAGTTCTTAGGCACAATTGCACAGACCATGGGTCCAGAGGCTATCGCTCAGTATATTAATCCAGAGGAAGTCGTAAAACGATTAGCAGCTGCACAAGGAATTGATCCTCTTAATCTAATTAAATCGGCTAAAGATGTTCAGCAAGAGCAAGCTGCAGCTATGGAACAACAAAAACAAATGGAACTTACTAAGCAACAAGGTAAGTTTGCACAAGTAGAGCAGCAAGCAGCTGCACAACAACAACAGTAAACCACCTATGTCTGATACTCTAACTTATAATGAATCTGAACCGTCAACTGAACAAGTTGTATTGAATGAAGCTGAACAAGAAGCTTTAGAAGTTGGTGAGCAAATGGCTCAGGAACAAGAGACACTACTTGCTGGTAAATTCTCTGATCCTCAACAATTAGAAAAAGCTTATCTTGAACTTCAAACTAAACTTGGTAAACAAGGTGATAAAGATTCAACTGAATCAACTGAATCAACTGAAGAACCTGAAGCTACTACTGAAGAGTCTACTGATCAACAGGATGTTGACTACTCATTTCTAGATGAACTTTGGGAAGCTGCTGGGGATCAGCCTTCAGAAGAAACTGTCAATAAACTGCAAAGCTTGAATTCATCTGAGATTGCTGATATGTATATTGCATATCGTCAACAAGTTGAATCACAGTCGCAATCAAACAATATCACACAAGAACATGTAGATACCATTCATGAGATGGTTGGCGGTGAGCAAGCTTACAACACTTTGATGGGATGGGCTAGTAATAATCTCTCTGACCAAGAGCAAACCCTTTATGACAAAGCTATGGACAGTGATCCGGTAGCTGCATTTTGGGCAGCACGTTCGCTTGCTCTCCAGTATGCAGATAGTCAAGGTTATGAAGGTAAGATGCTAACTGGTAAAGCGCCTAAAACTGCTAGTGGTTTCCGCAGTCAAGCTGAACTTGTCCAAGCTATGAATGATCCTCGTTATGATAATGATGAGGCATATCGTACAGATGTCCTGACTAAACTACAGAACTCCAATATTACCTTCTAAGAAGTAAACGCGTGGGATGCACCTCAGAGTCGGACCTCCCATGCCTATGGCACTAAGCCCGTACGCGGATACC